GGCGTGGCGTTCCTTTCCAAGTTTGAAACGGAGCCGGACTGTCCGGAGTGCGGCGAACCGATGATCAGGCGGACGAACCGGGCCACCGGAACCGAGTTCTGGGGATGCCCCGATTATCCGAAGTGCCAGGGGGTTCGGAGCGGGGACGATCCGGAAGGCGGTCAGGCGATTGACGCGGAACTCCCCTCGGAACGCCAGCGGGGGCGGGACCGGGGGCGGTTCCGGTCAGAAGGGCGAGACTAAGATGGCGAAGCAACCTCCCCCGGCGACGGGCCACGGGAAGCTGGGGCGAACCTTCTCGATTCCCACGGCGGACGGGAAACCTATCGCGGGGCCGGAGACGGCGGTCGGCCGCCGGCCGATCTTCCGGGCCACGGGCGGCCCGACGGTCAAGAAACTGGGAAATCCGGGAAAATCCGGGCGAACGCGGGATATTCCGGGCGACGGCGGGGATTCTCGGGGAATACCGGGCGATCACCCTATGGAAACCGGACTACCCCATGAAAGCGGGACCTCGAAGCCGAAGCGGGACAAACACCCCGGACGCCAAAGGCTGAAATGTGGAGCGAAGGCACGGACCACGGGGAAACCGTGCCGGCGCTGGGCGCTCCGGGGCCGGAAGCGATGCAAGCTCCACGGCGGGGCGTCCCTCCGGGGGCCGGCGTCGGCGACCTGGAAGACCGGGTTCTACTCGGCGGCCCTGCCGGCGGACGTCGCGAAACTGGCCCGGCAAGCGGCGGCGGACACGGAACTCCGAAACATCCGGGACGGGATCGCGCTGGCGGACGTCCGGATCCGGGACCTCTGCGGGTCCCTCGAATTGGGGACCGGCTCCTGGGACGCGGCGGCGAAGGCGCTCCGGAACCTCCAGGCGGCCGGCGACGATCTGAACGCGGCCCGGAAGGCCCTGGACGATCTCGGGGCGGCCGTGGCGACGGGGCGGACGGTTGAGGCGGCCTGGAAGGAAATCCGGGAACTACTCCAGGAGAAAGACCGGCTCCTGACCGGGGAAGTCGCCCGGCACAAGGCGACGGCGGACACGATCAACGCGGATCGCGTCTCGGCGTTTATGGTCGGGATGATCGACGCCCTCCGGGACGAATCGAACGACCGGGACCTACTCCGGCGGGTGTTCGTCCGCTGGGAACGCCTGATGGGCTTGGCCGGCGTGACGGCGCCGGCTGAAAAGGTGCAACTGTGACGCGGCCGCGCCGGTCCCCGTAAACGCCTGGGCTATTTCGGCGGAAACCGTGCCAACGCCAACAAGAGTCACGGCCGGCCGACGCCCGACCGGCCACCCGGAGCCGCAACAAGGCCGAGTGCGCGTCAGACGCCGGATCCCAGGGCGCCACAACAGGGACGGCCGGCCAGAAGGAAGAATACCACGCACGGCGCGAAAGGGAAAGGAACGAGACAATGCAAACACCCAGCGGCAACCTCGGGCGGGTTCTCGAACAGATCATGGCGGCGATCCGGCCTCACCTTCTCCCGGACGCTCCCGGCTCCCCGGTTCACTACAACCGAACCTATGAAGCCGTGGCGGCCGGCCTGGAAGCCTTCCGGCTGTTCGAGGACCACGATCAGCGAGGTCCCCGATGAAAATCACGGACTGGATCGCCAGCCTAGAGTTCGACTGGAAGACGGTCCTGGTGATCGTCTCCGTGGTCCTCTCGGCGGCCGGCTCCGTCTGGGCGATCCGAGACACGATCACGGCACAGACGACGGAGATCGCGACCCTCCGCGTCCAGGTCGAAGCCCTGAAGACGAAGACGGATGCCCAGGAACGGAACATCCTGGAACTGACGGTGACGCTGAAAGTGAAGGGGGTTATCCAATGACGACAAAGGCGCGGATCTATCTGGGCCTGGCCCTGTTCCTGGCGCTTGTAGCGGCGGCGACAGTCTGGGGCCAGCCGGCGGCGGCTATGAAGGCAATCCCGGCCCAGGGCTACACCCCGGAGTCCTGGATCCTGACCCCGGACGCTCCGGACGCAATCCTATTGTGTGCGGCTCCGAAGGGCGGCGGGACCCTGGCGTGTCGGACGGCTGGCGACTTCCGGGCCTGGGTCCGGGACCGAAAGGCGGCCCGATGAAGTTCGATCTTCGGGACCACGGGAACCCAGAAACCCCGTTCATGGTTCTCCTGGACGGCCGGATCATCCGGCGGGTTGTCGCCTTCGACACGGACGCGGGGACCGTCGAACGCCTGACCGTCACCTGGGGCCATAGCCTGATCGTCTTGGCTCACCTACCCGAAGACGAAGCGGCGAAATACGGAAACTTGCGGGGCCTGGCGCTCCCCGTGGGCCACCTGTCCGAATCTGAATCGGAACACTTCGGGAACTTCCGGGGCCTGGCGACGACGACGGAACACGGGAAACAGGTTCAGGTCTGGGGCCTGATCGAATCCCAGGACACCCTGGACGCCCAGGCCGGACGCTGGGCCTGACGTGCTGGCGACGGGGGAGAGCAGGGTCCAGGCGAAAATGGCCTGGGCGATTGACCGGGACAGGGCGGCGGCGGCAGAACCCGACGCCCTCCCGGTGATCCGGACCTCGAAGGACTTGGATCGCTTTCTCCTGGACTACTTCGGCGTCCGGCTCCCCTCCGTTCGCGTCTGTCCGGAACACTCCACGCCCCACGCGGCGTTCCACGCGGCCTATTTCGCGAAACACCCGATCTCCGTCTGGAAGGCGTCTCGGGGACTCGGGGGGAAGTCCTTCACCCTCTCCCTTCTGGGCCTGGTCGAAGCCCTGACCCTCCGGGCCGACGTCAACGTGCTGGGCGGGTCCGGCGAACAGTCCCAGCGGATCCTGGAGAGCATGACGAAGCTCTGGGCGGCGCCGGCGGCTCCCCGTCAGTTCCTCAAGAATGACCCCGGCACCCGGAAAACAGTCCTGACGTTTGGGAACACGATCAAGGCGCTGATGGCGTCCCAGACGTCGGTCCGGGGTCCTCACCCTCAGCGGCTCCGTCTGGACGAAGCCGACGAGATGAAACTGAAGATCCTGGACTCGGCCCTGGGCCAGCCGATGAGCCGGGGCGACGTCCTGTCCCAGACGGTGATCAGTTCGACGCACCAATATCCCGATGGAACCATGTCGGAAGTGCTGAAACGGGCGGCGGCGAAGGACTGGCCCGTGTTCGAGTGGTGCTATCACGAAACGAAGGAACCGCACGGCTGGGCCAGCCTGTTCGAGATCGCCCGGCTCAAGTCCGTGATCACGGATCTGATGTGGCGGACGGAATACGAACTCCAGGAACCCAGCGGGGAGAACCGGGCGATTGATCAGGACGCGGTCGCGGCCATGTTCCTGAAGGCCCTCGAACTCGAAGCGGGGCCAGCCCCGGACGCGGAATACGCCCACGGGGCGGACTGGGCGCGGAAAACGAACCGGACGGTTGTCCTCACCGTCCGGAAGCCGGCCGAAGTGGACGAATCCGACGATGACGAACCGGAAGCCGTCCCTCCGAAGCGGGAACCCCTGAAGATCGCGGCGCTGACCGTGGCCCAGAAACAGCCCTGGCCGACGATGGTAGGCCACCTGGAGCGGCACGTCCGGACGTTCGGCGGCCCGGCGATTCACGACGGGACCGGCATCGGCGACGTAGTGGCCGGCTATCTGAACGTCGAAGCCGAAGCCTTTCTCATGGTAGGCAAGGCACGGGCGGATCTCCTGACGGAATATATCCACGGGATCGAACACGGAGAGATCGTCTGTCCTGACGACGGTTCGAAGGAAACCCAGATCCTCAAGAAAGAACATAAGTTTGCGACCTTTGATGATCTCTACGGCGCCGGCCACCTTCCGGACACGATCTCGGCGGGGGCGCTGGCCTACCGGGCGGCGAGGACGGCGACGGGCGGGTCCGGCGCGATGAAGGACCCGGAGCCGATGCCGGCGCGGCGCGGCGCCCTTCAGTCCGGGTTCTCCCGGCGGTCCGCCGTCTTCGGCACACGCGGACGCGGATCCCGGTGACAGGAACGCAAACATCTGTTACACTCGGCGGCGAACGCGGCCGGCGGATCTTCAGTTCTGAAGGGGGACAACGTGGCACTCTGGGATCGGTTGGGTCAGTTCCTTCCGTGGCGGCGAGCGGCAACGGCGACGGCCCTGGCGGCCCGGCGTGATCTTGTCGAAGCCTCCGTCCTCTCGCGGCGGTCCGAAAGCCTCGAAATGGCGGCCCAGTTCGGACTCGATTCCGACGATTGGCAGTATCGCAAGCTGACAAGCGGGGCGAGAATGGCCCGGCGGGACCTCACGGCCCTACAGCAAGATCGGATGCTCCAAGTCACCTGGTATCTCTGGGAACAAAACCCGTTCGCCCGGCGCCTGGTTACCCTCATGACCGATCTGATCATCGGCGAAGGGGTCACCGTGATCGCGAAGGACGAACGGATCCAGGAAGTGATTGACAAGACCTGGGAACACCGGATGAACCAGTTCACGACCCGGATCCGGGAGTTCCACAACTTCCTCAGCCTAACCGGGGAACTCATTCTCCCCGTGGAGCGGAACACCGTCAGCGGCCGGCCAGTGTTCGGGTTCATTGATCCCTACCAGGTGAAGGACGTCGAACCCGTGGCGGGGAACATCCTGATCCCGGACTACCTGATCCTGAAGGACCGGGACGGGAAGTCGGGGGAGCGGCTGAAGATCGTCCGGGAGAACCCGGAGACGGGGCGACTCGAAGGGGAAGTGGTCTACTTCGCGATCAATAAACTCCCGAACTCCCTCCGAGGCCGGTCCGATCTACTCCCTCTC